CTACATGACCCGCTCGAAATGGGTAGACGTGGACATCGCCAATGCGCTCTCCCCAGATCGTCGCGGCATGATCGAGCAATCGGCTATCGAGTCAGATCGTTTCCTGATGGACGCCTCCCACGGCGACATCGCGATGGACACGATGGAAATTGCCGACAGCATGTATCGATCGGACCAGGCGCAATTCGCTTACAAACGCCTTCGCCTCCGCCTGATCGAAATCTGGTATCGCGCGCCGGCCAAAGTCAAAAAAGTCGTCGGCGGCCCGTTTAACGGACAGATATACGACGAGGCGCATCCTGGTCAGGCCGAGCAGGTTCGGATTGGCCGCTCTACGATCATCACAAAAACGATGATGCGCATGCACGTCGCAATCATGACGATCAAGGGCTTGCTTTTCGTTTCGCAGTCGCCCTATCGCCACAACGATTTTCCGTTCACGCCCATCTGGTGCTATCGCCGCGGCTCGAACGGCCTGCCCTACGGGATCATCCGTGGTCTGCGCGACATTCAGACCGACGTAAACAAGCGCGCTTCGAAAGCGCTGCACATTCTCTCGACGTCCAAAACCGTCATGGATGAAGGCGCGGTCCCAGACCTCGACGCTTTCATGGAAGAGGTGTCGCGTCCCGACGCCGTGATCGTCAAGAAGCAAGGCAAAGACCTCACGATCACAGCCGATCGAGACCTTGCCCCCGCGCACATGGAGCTTATGTCGCGCGACATTCAGATGATTCAGTCGGTCTCTGGCATCACTGACGAATACATGGGCCGCGAAACCAACGCCAAGTCAGGCGTCGCGATCCAGGCGCGTCAGAACCAGGGATCGCTGGCGACGGCCGCCCTCTTCGACAACCTTCGCTTCGCCATGCAAGTTCACGGCGAAAAGGAGTTGTCACTGGTCGAACAGTTCTTCACCGAGGAAAAGCAGTTCCGCATCACCAACATGCGCGGAACGCCGGAATACATCGTGGTCAATGATGGTCTGCCAGAAAATGACATCATTCGCACCAAAGCGGATTTCATCATTTCCGAGGACGATTGGCGCAACACAATGCGTCAAGCCCAGACCGAAGAGCTGATGATGCTCATGTCGCAACTGGCCCCGGTCAATCCGCAAATTCCGGTCATCATGCTCGACCTCTTGGTCGAAGGAATGGACATTCCAAACCGCGAAGAGATCGTCAACCGCATCCGTCAGGCGACAGGCATGCGCGATCCGGACGCCGAAGAGCCGACGCCGCAAGAGATCGCCAAGGCGCAGGCTGAGGCAGAAGCGGCAGAAATGCAAAAGGCCATGTTCGCCGCCGAGATCGCCGACAAGCAGGCGAGCGCCGCACAGAAACAGGCCGCAGCGGCAAAGGTCGCCGCCGAGGTCAACGCCAGCGCTCAGCGGCTTATTGCCGAATTGGCGAACAAGAACGTCTCGACACAAAAGGCCGCGCTCGAAACCGCCCTCGCAATGATCGCATCGCCGGTCATCGTTCCGGTCGCCGATGGCGTGCTGCATGAAGCCGGCTTCAAGTCTCGCACCGAGAAAGAAGACGACGCCATGCTCGCGGAGGCGATGCAGCGCAAGGCCGATCAAGACCAGGCGCGGCAGATGGCGGCGGAGCAGCAAGCCCAACAACAGGCCCAAGCGCAGCAGCCGCAAGGCCAGCCCATGCCGCCCGCATGAACGAGGCAATCTTCAAATACGTCCCGCATAGCGAGGCGAAAGCATACGAGGCGCTAGGCTGGCGCTTCGCGGCCAATCTTGGCCCGCCGCATGGCTTTTATTCCAGCCTCTACGTTTGGGAGGGCGACGGCGAGCCGAAGCTCCCCGATCGGCAATCCCCAGGAGAAACATAATGGATTTCGGAGCCGCACTTCGACACTTGAGAACTGGACACAAAGTCACGCGCGAAGGCTGGAACGGCAAAGGCATGTGGCTGGATATTCAAGTGCCGGACGCTCACAGCAAAATGTCGCGACCCTACATTTATATGAAAACCGTCGACGACAAGCTGGTCCCTTGGGTTGCATCGCAAACCGACTTGCTGGCCGAAGACTGGCAGATCGCTGACTAAGGAGAAACACAATGGCTGATGAAAAAGACTTTATGGAAGCTCTCACCGACGAAGAACGTGCCGAGATCGACGCCGCTGGCGCCGAAGAAATCACGGACGAACTGCAAGGTGAAAGCGATGAAGGCAAGACCGAAGAGGCAAAAGCCGAAAGCTCCGAGCAGGCCGCGGAACATAGCGACCAGGATCAGCAGGAGGAAACGGCCGATCCGATCCTTCCCCCCTTGCGCGCTAAAGCTCCCGAAAATGCTGATGAGCTGATGACCCAGCTCGCCCAGGAAGAAGAAGCCCTGGCCCAGAAATTCGACGACGGCGACATCACCGCGCGCGAATATCGCGACAGCATCAATAAGCTGAACGACCAGCGCGACGAGATCAAATGGGCGACGCGCGAAGCCAACCTGGCCAGCAAGATGCAGCGTCAGGCCGAGGAAAACGCCTGGCATCGTGACGTCCAGGAGTTCATGACCACGACCGCGGCAAACATCACCAAGTCGCACGCGGCCATGGTCGCCTTCGACGACATCGTGAAAAAAGTCACGGCCGATCCGGCCAACGCCAATATCTCGAACCGCGCGCAGCTTGAGAAAGCCTACAAGCTCTACAACGACGAGATGGCCGCAGCGTTCGGCGTCAAGCAGCAGGACCAAAAACCCGCCGCGAAATCCGAACAAGCGCCAGCGCCAAAAGCGCAGCGCAATATCCCGCCGACGCTGGCCCGTGTCCCGGCGGCCGAATCAGAAAACCTCGATGGCGGCAAATTCGCCACCCTGGATCGCCTCGCCGCCATGGACCCGGCCGCCTACGAAGCAGCCGTCGCCAAAATGTCGGAAGCCGAGCGGGCTCAATTCGAGTCGGTCGTCTAAGGAGACAGACAGAAAATGTGGCGTCGGATCAATCTCGATGTAGGGGAACAAGTCAGAATAGGGGAAGCGCTTGTCACGCTCGAATACAAGAGCGGCCGGCGCGCGCGCCTCCACATCTCGACAGATAACGACCTCAAGATCGAGCACATCAAATCCGACGCCGCTCCAAACCATCGCGGAAAGACCATTTTCCGGGAGCTTGATAATTCCGCAGCGATCGGATAATTTCCGATCCGCAAGCACATGGCTATGACGGCCTCTGCTGGGACAACAACCCAACCAGAGGACTGTCATGACTACGACTGTTTTGCCATTTGGCGACCCGAAAGCCCAGAAGCGCTGGGCCGCTCTTCTCTCCGTCGAGGCGATGAAGAAGAGCTATTTCACCCGCAAATTCGTGGGCGAAGAAGCCAACAACATCATTCAGCGCAAGACCGAGCTTGAATCCGACGCCGGCGACCGTGTGTCGTTCGACCTCTCGGTCATGCTGCGCAACAAGCCGACGACCGGCGACAATCGCGTGAAGGGCAAGGAAGAAAACCTGCGCTTCTTCACCGACGAAGTTGTCATCGATCAGGCCCGCCACGCCGTCTCGGCCGGCGGCAAAATGTCCCGTAAGCGCACGGTTCACGACCTCCGCAAGGTCGCCCGTGACCGCCTCTCGGACTACTGGTCGCAGTATATCGACGAGCTGCACTTCATGTATCTCGCCGGCGCGCGCGGCATCAATCAGGACTTCATCGAGCCGACGGACTTCACCGGCCACGCCGGCAACGCCCTCCAGGCTCCCGATGACCTGCACATCCTTTACGCCGGTTCGGCTTCGTCGAAGGCTACGATCACCAACGCCGACAAAATGTCGCGTGCGTTGATCGAGCGTGCGGCGGCCAAGAGCCGCATGATGCGCGCCCTCGACCCGAACGTGGCGAACATGCTGCCCGTCATGCTCGACGGCGAAGCCCGTTACGTCACGATCATGTCTCCATTCCAGGAATACGACCTCCGCGCGGCTGACGCGCAGGGCTGGCTCGAAATCCAGAAGGCGGCTGCTGCGGCGGAAGGCCGTGACAACCCGATCTTCAAGGGTGGTCTGGGCATGATCAACAACGTGATCCTGCACTCGCACGAGAGCACGATCCGCTTCTCCGACTACGGCGCCAGCTCCAATCTCCCGGCTGCTCGCGCGATCTTCCTCGGCCGTCAGGCCGGCGTGGTCGCCTACGGCACGGCGGGCGGTCTCCGCTACGACTGGAAGGAAGAGGAAGACGATTACGGCAATGAGCCCACGGTCGTCGCCGGCACGATCATCGGCATCAAGAAGACCCGCTTTAACAGCAAGGACTTCGGCGTGATCGCCCTCGACACCTACAGCGCCAACCCCGCGTAACGACGATTGAGGCCGCCAAGCGCGGCCTCTCTTCAATCTTTCAAGACAAAGGAACCGATCCAATGGCGATCAAACAGTCTCCCTGGGCTCTGTTTAAGCAGACAGCCGCCCGCCCGCTTACCTCCGGCGCTGTCACCAAGCAGGAGTTTTATTACGACGCCTCGGCCGGCCTGCTGGCTGCGGACATCGTTGACATGGGCGTCCTGCCGGCCAACGCGAAAATACACGACGCCTATCTCTACGCCGACGCCAGCATCGGCACGGTCAACGCCACCGTTGGCGTCATGTCGGGCGATCTCGGCTCGACCGACGCCGGCCGCACGCTTGGCACGGAAATCTTCAACGGCACGGCGATCACCAACGCCCACACGGCGCTGGTTCGCCTGACGTCGCCGGCTGCGACGAAACTTGCGCCGGGCTCGACCGATCGCTCGATCGGCTTGCAGGTCTCGGCCGACGTCGCTGCGGGCGCCGGCAAGATCATCCGTCTCGTCGTCGAATACACGCTCTAATCGGAGGGGCGGGCCATGGCCCGCCTTTCCCCATGCCTGACCTTGAGAGAACACATGAAAATCGAAAGCCTTCTGCGCCGTCCCGGCGGCACCAAAGTCACGCTTGACGGCGTGGATTATCATTTCAAGCCGGGGCCAGATGGCCGCGAATATGCCGATGTGACCAACAACGATCACATCGGCATTTTTGCTTCCATTCGGGAAGGCTATCGCATCGCTGGCGTGGAAGCCGACGCGCCGAAAGCAGCAAAGCCGGTCGCATCTGAAAGCCCGGCTCCCGCATCGGACAATCTCGACAAGCTGGATCGGCCGGCGCTCGCTGAACTCTTCGCCAAGCGCTTCGGTCATCATCCGGCCCCGCGCTTGTCGCCCGCAAAAATCATCGAAGCCCTGCGTGACGAATGACCATTAACGCCAAAGACCTTCTCGACCGCGCGCGTCGGATCATCCAGGACGAAACAAGCGTCCGATGGCCGCTCCCAGAGTTGCGTCTTTGGCTCAATGACTCGTTCCGCGAGATCGCGCTGATCAAGCCGACCGCCTTTTCGGACTCGATCGTGTTCCCACTGTCGGCTGGCACTCTGCAACGACTCCCAGACGGGTATTTCTCGGTCATGCGCGTGGTGCGCAATCTCAAAACGACCGCCAATGCTCCGCGACAAGGCGCTGCCGCGATCCGCACGGTTGACATGACCATGCTCGATGCGCAGTCCCCCAACTGGCACGACAGCACAAAAGTCAAATATCAAAAGCTCGTGAAGCACGTTGCTTATGAATCGTCTGACCCGCGCGCTTTTTACGTCTATCCGGGCAATGACGGCACCGGCATCGTCGAGGCGATCGTCTCAAAAGTGCCGGGCTCAGTTTCAGCGCCCGTATCGAACGAAGACAGCCTCTCTTCCTACAATGTCACGATCGACATTCAGGACGTCTATTTCAATGCGATCCTCGATTACATCCTATATCGCGCCTACTCGAAAGACGCGCAGTATGCCGGCAGCGCCCAGCGTGCGGCCGCTCATTACGCTCTCTTCTCCAATGCGCTGGGCGTCTCCTACGCCAATGATCGGGCCAGAAACCCGAACGTCAAGCCGACGACGGACGAGGAGAACGCCGCGTGAAGCCCTTTACAGAATTTCTCCCATACGTCCTGCCTTTCGCCCCGTCGGTTCCCGAACCGCTCGCCATCCAATATTTGCGGCTGGCGGCTATCACCTTTTGCGAGCGCTCCCGCGCGTGGCGTGAGGTGCAGGAGATCGAGGTTATCGGCGATGATTTCGAGCAAATCCCGATCCCGTCTCAGGCCGAGCTGCTGGAAATCGAAAACGTCTTCTATCGGCAAACGACCGATACGACGTGGACGAAGCTGACCGCCAAGCCTTACGCCGAGATCGACCAGAGTTTGTTCGACTCAACGGTCACGGACAACTCAAAGCCGAATATCTATTCACAGATCGATCAGGACAGCATTTTCTTGCTGCCGCGCGCCCAAGGCGTTGTCCGGGTCAGCGCTTTCTTCAAGCCGTCGCCGACCGCGGAGATCGCGCCGGATATCCTCTACACCAAATACGCCTCAATCATCGCTGATGGCGCGCTCATGCACATTTTGATGATCCCCGAGCAACCCTACACAAATCCGAACATGGGCGCGCTTAAAGCCGGAATCTTCAATTCCAACTGCGATGCGCATTTCAACTTGAACATGCGTGGACAGCAGCGCGCGCCAGCCCGCGCCAAATCGTCTTTCATGTAAGGACCGACCAATGACGCTCGCCGTAAACAAGACCCAGGACCAGAATATGTATCCGACGACCGTTGGTGGTCGGAGCATGGGCCTGTTCAAGCAGCGCTATTCGGAAACCATCACCTATCTGATTGACTATTCGCAATGGCTGGATGACGGCGACACGATCGCATCTTCTTCTTTTCTGATTTCTCCCCAGACAACGCCGGCCGTCGACATCACCGGGACGACGATTCAGGACGGAAACACGCTCCTTTTCCAGATCGACAATGGCAAGGAAAACACCCGCTACATCGTGACCGTCGAGATCACGACCAGCACCGGACAGATCAAGAGCGACTATTTCCAACTCAATGTCGGAACGCCGGCGGGCGACGCCATGCAGTCCGGCATCGATACGGCGCTGTCAGCGGCACAGACCGCTCAGCTTGGCGCTGAAACGGCACAAACAGGAGCGGAGACCGCTCGCACTGGCGCTCAGACCGCGCGCACCGGAGCCGAGATCGCTCGAACCGGAGCTGAAACGGCTGCGGCAGCCGCCGCCGCTGCAAAGGGAGTGGCAGAAACCGCTTCAT